ATCCATTACTTCATCAACAGCTTTCATGTTGTTGACAATAGCAGAACGCTCGGACCAAGGCAAAAATGCTCTGCCCTTCTTACGCACCAGCCATTCATCGCTGTTGACTCCGACGATAAGATAGTTGCCGTAAGTCTTTGCAGAGTTAAGCAACAGAATATGTCCAGAGTGAACAGGATCGAACCCCCCAGACACAACTACTATGCAGTCTTTATGGACGAGCATTTTCTACCCAGCAGTCGCGCGGGAACTTGCCAGTCACCGCCTTCTGAAACTGACGATACGCATAATCGCGCATATCATATAGGGTTGCCTCATCATACCGATACCCGAAGTCCTTACAGAACTCCAGATAGTTTTCCAAGTCCTCAAAGATTTGAGCGACACGCGGGTTAGATTGATAAGCGATCTTTGCCATTTTGTTTTCCTTTAAATAGCGAGTTGTTGAATAGGCCGAAACCTGTTATAAAAAATCGTGCTGCCGTTCTCGCCGTCTTCGGAGACTTCGATTTGAACATCACGGTCTGGGTAACGAATAGCGATTTGTTTATATAGATCATCGCTAATCATTTCACAGCTTTTGTAATCCAGTTCAAGTGCTTTTTCGCTGTAGAGCGATTCGCACCAACGTTTAAATTGGATGAATTCTATGTCCCTGTTGGAGTGTTCAACCTGAATGTCCACACGAAAATGAAAAATATGTCGATGTGGGGAGCCAAGAAAACTTACATCAGCAAGGTCGGGGTGAACCGCTGCTAACGGGTAGAAATGAATCCCCTCTTTCTGAAATGTCACAAAGATAGTGCGCGTTGCGGTGTCACTTACCTTGTTTATTTTGTCTACAAGTGCTTGAGTTCGCTGATCCATTAGTAATTCCTTGTTAGTGCAGCCCATGTGAGCCATTGATGGAAAGCATTATAAACATTCTCTGCTTCCCTCGCATCTTGTTCTACTCGGACGCCGCGAACATAAAACCCAGTTTTTGTCACGCGAAGCATCTCACCGGATGCTCCTGTAGTCATTGTTATCAGGTCCTCTTGATTGTCAATTTCCACTACATCGCCCATGTTATTCTCCTAAAGCCTCTGTGATGGCATCATCAGCATCTTCAATAACTTCGTCAATTTCTGGTTCAGCTTCTTCGGTGAACAGAGCGTTGAATTGTGTCAGTGAGTTTACTGTCTTTTTACCGCTGAATCCTTGACCAGCTTTGAACTGCATCCAATACCTGGAATACTTCTCAACTAGATCAAGAGATTTTTGACGATCTTTCTGGGCAAAGACTTCATCGATGATCTTCCCAATTTCAACGTGTTCGAAGGTGTTGTTCATCAACATACTTGGGATGACACCTGAATCATATTGACGATTTGCTTCTTGAACTGCGACCATATGCTGATAAACATTGTGACCCTGAATCAGCGTATAGCTGAGAGTGTCCCAAGATGTTTTTGTTTCTTTACCGTGTTGTCCTAGAAAGCCTTTGCCACGATAGCAAAGATCCTTAAGTAACATTTTATCAGTTATTGGACTGTCTGTAAAGGCTTTATGGATACCTTCAGCCAAAACAGCATCACGAAACTTCCGTGTATCTGTTGAGTAAGCCTTCTTCTCCGCGGTCTTTTCCATGGAGTAGGTCCATTTCTTGTCGTGCTTGAAAGAGTTATTGTTGTAAGCCAGACCCTTAGCAGCACCGAAGAACGGGCTGGCACAGTCGAAGCTGATAGTCAGATCAGGGTTGTGATACTTTCGGACAGCACGTTGAACATCACTGAATAACACAGCGTATTCTACTATGGATGTGCCCAGGCAGTGAATCCAGTCATGCTTACCTTGTTCTAACAATCCATCGTGGATAAAGTTAATCAGCCGGATAAGGAACAGATGAATGTCAATCTTAGTCTGACCTCCCATAGCCCAACCGTTGAAGTGATTATCGGGATAGACCTTTGGGTCACAATACTTCTTCATCTCCTGATACCATGACTCGCTTTGAGTGTGGTTCAGTCCCTGCATCACATTCAGAAACTTACACTTACCCGTTCTGTTTGCGATAAAGTATTCATTGTTGATGTGCGTGGCAGTGATAGCGTCTTGAATAGTCTTGATGCCATGTAGCGAGTTACCGTTCTTATCCTTCATCCCGTATGTGCGAAGCGATTGAGACGGAATATCAAGACACATGCCGTAATCCGCAATATCTTCCATCCAGGCTAATACTTCCCGTCGTTTCTGCATGGCCTTAGGACAGTTAGGATCCTTCCAATCAGCCGGCCATTGCCCCTTAAGGATTTGAAACCCGCCGGAGTCAGCAAGAATAAAAGAACCCGGCTCTCGCTTAACGACAATACTCTCGGAAGGATTTGTTTTGTATGAAGTTAAATCAGCATGGCCTGCACTATACAATGCCCATTTATATGGGAATAATGCCTGTTTACTATTGAGAAAGTTTAGAACTTCCGTATCCGGTATACCAATGGGAAGTCTTGCTTTCTCGAAATAGTTATTGCCCTCACGCTGTTTGCCTAATCCAGATATAAAAAATGAAGATAAGGCCGGCAAAAATAAGGCCCATTCTGGATTTTGTGTTGCGGTTAAGTTTACTTGAGTCATATGAATATTATATAGGATTAATAGAAGATAGTCAACATTATTAGCAAAGCCAACTATTATTTGCCCGCACTGCGGAAAAACAGGGAAAGGTAGCGGAATGATTGCCTATCATTTTGATAAGTGTAGATTCCGCTAATCTCTCGATCATACTTTTACTTCTGGTTTGACCAGTGCCACCACCATGTCTATTTTGTGTTTAATATCGTTTTGCTGATCAAGCAAGTATTTGACTGCGGGATATTCTTTAGACAATCCAAGAATATACGCCTCATTTTCCATCTTCGTAATGGCCCATGTAATCGCTGCCTCAGCATCAGGACTTAATCCGATCATCGGGACGGCGCTGCTCTGTCCGCTCCAGCCAGCGCCGTCAAATACTTCGGTATTCTGATTGCTGGGATTAAACCGCACCATTCCTGTCATCGGATTATTGTTCATAGGGAAATACGGGTAACTAGGGTGCCCGCCGTTAACGATGATAGACCCGGTGCCGCATACAGCCTTGATCATTTTGCTTGTGCTGGTAGTAGATAAGTGTAAACTGCGACACCGCTGTCAACCGTGATTTTCATTGCTCCAGCATCAGCGATATAGACCTTCTTGTCACCGACTAGGTCCATGATGCCAAGAAACTGCTTGACCGGCCACATCCAGGTGCGACTTAGTGATCCCTTAACAGTAGGCTGAAACACGAAGTTACCAGAGTGAGTGCTTGCGTCACCGAAGTAAATCTTCAGATCGCCATTCTCGACTTTGGTGACAAAGTTTGCTTCTTCTGAGTTAGCTGATGCTTGCTTTTTCAGACGCATGATACCAGCGATAGTTGGTTCAAACTCGACGTTCCAGGTTGCACCAGCAAAAGTGACTGCCTTGACCTTTTCGTCAACGATAGACTTCAACATCAGTCGATAATCGTTGATGAAGTCGCCGGTCTTCGTTTCAAAGTGAATACTACTTGGCACATCTGCTCCGTCTTTCTGTACACGGGTGACGTTAACGGTTGATGTATCATCGTAGTCATCAAAGCCCAAAATAGTTTTCAGCTTGCCCAGATTAGGCATGCCAAATACGCCGATAAAATCAGCGACTGGCTTGGCGAATGTTCCGCTGACGATAACAGACTTATCTTCTGCTACGGCGTTGATAGTTGTTTCCTTATCAGTTCCGGTAACCTTGATAAGTTCTACGCAGCCCAGACCGTGCGTGTGTTCGATTAAATCTTTGAGGACATCCTTCATATTTTTTCCTTTATGTTAAACTATTTACATAGCGTTAACGTGTATTATATAGGAATATTTTACACAAGTCAATGACTTAAATGCCCAAGTGATGATAAAGGGATAAATAAAAGTGAGAGCCACGGAACAACGAATTCCTGCCCTCTCTAACGCTACAAAGGAGCAATCAGCATGACTATTTATTATCTCTATGTTAAGACCCATAAAATAACAGGTCTTAAATATCTCGGCTACACAGGAAAAGCAGACCCATATAAATACCTCGGTTCCGGTGAGTATTGGAAAACACATCTCAAAAAACATGGAAAAGAAATCACGACGGAAATATTACATGAATGCCAATCTAAAACAGAAATCAAAGATCGCGGGTTGTATTACAGCGAATTATGGAATGTAGTGGATGCCTGTGATGTCCTGGGCAAAAAGACTTGGGCCAACCTAAAACCTGAAGCCGGGGAAGGTGGTGATTG